ACGACGACCTCCTCGGGCAACGGCGGTTCGTAGGTGCCGAAGAGGACCGTGACTGCGCGCGCATTCGGTGGTTCGGGGGTCGTGCTCGCTCCCGCTCCACACACCGGAGCCAACAGGCTCAGTACGAACGCGCCCGCCAACATGGCGGCTCTGTTCATAGGGCGGGCACCTTACGGGCAGGCCAGCGCCACGCACAGTTCATGTGGACGCGGGTCTGCATAACCGCAGGCGAGAAGGGGCACGGCGATAGCGTGAGACACGTGAACGGCACCGTCACCACGACGAGCACCACGATCGAGGTCGCACGTGAAGCGTCGATCTCCTACAGGATGCTGGACTACCTCGTGCGCACGGGCATCGTCACACCGACGATCGAGGCGCGTGGGCCAGGCACCCAACGGCGGTGGACCGAGGAGGACGTGGCCCTCGTGCTCGTCGTCGCTCGCATCATGCGCGCGGTCGGGCCGGGCTGGCGTCCCATCGTCGAGCAGGCGATCGAGCAGCTTCACCCGTTGCCGCTCACGTGGTGGCCCGAGGTCCTGGTCCTCGACGTCACCGAGGACGCGACGCTCACGGTGAAGTGCCGGGCCGCGGTCTAGCCTGCGCGGATGGCACGAGCCCTCTCGATCGTCGACGCCGTGGTGACAGGCCCGACGGGCGAGGTGTTCGACGGGGTCGTGGTCACGTCACGACGGCAGACCTTCCTCGTGCGCAAGGGGCGAGGGCGCACCGCTGTGACGGTGGTACTCGAGGAGAACATCGCCGGTGTCCGCTACCTCAGTCAGCAACGCTGGGCTGTCGACACCGACCACGGCACGTACAACATCTTCGACCGTGGCTGCGGCTGCGGGTGAGAGGACAGCGATGACCGACACGTACTGCGGACCCGGTGAGTATTCGTACTGGCAGAACGCGCTCCGCATGGGGTTCGTCCCCTACGACCAGATCAGCATCGGCAACAACCCTGACGGCACGCCCGGTGACCTCGACGCGGCGATCCGAGCGAACGCGACGACCGGTAAGTGGGTGGTCCTGAAGGTGCCCGCAGGATGCGAGGGCGCGTCCGATCACGTGGCTGACGCGATCGCGTACGCGGTGAACAACAGCGACCTCGACGACCGTCTCGCGCAGGTGCAAGGCGACGATGCGAAGTGGGCGCTGGCTCTCGACATCGGGCTCAACGAAGTCGCGACGGGAACGGCCGGGCACCCGTACGTGCGCGAGTCCTGATGGCCTGTACCCCCCTGCCGTAGGGGGGTACGGTGCGCGGCATGACACCTGAACCGCGGAACCCTGGCATGTACGACAGCGGGCACTCCGTCGCTGAGTACCCCAACGGCCCACCACACGATCGAGGCGTCGTGTTCATCTGGCTGTTCGCCCTCGTGATGGTCGGCCTCCTCGGGGCCATGACGTTGCGTGCCATGCTCCACCACGAGAAGGCCGACGACCGTGAGCGTCACTCGTTCAACGGGGTGACGTGGCTGGGCGACGACTGCCGTGTCCTCGACGACGGCGTGCTGATCTGCCTCGTGAGGCAGGAGGCATGACGCGCACCCGGTGGAGACCAGTGCCCGTCTCACCTGACGGTGAGGTCCAGTACGGCGTGGCGATGGCCGTCGCCGCGGTCATGCACGGGGCACGCTCCATCCCCGAGGTGATGGACATGTGCGGCTGGCAGTCGAAAGAGACGGCGCACCTGTACCTCGAAGCGGCCGAGTCGGAAGGGCTCATCTCGTGGGGTGACGTGCTCAACGAGCGACGGCCGCCGCGCACGATCCGCCCGGCGCTCGGCATCGCGGCGCACACACCGTCGTGAACGAGACGGAGCTCCTCGTCGACGCGCTCGCCGTCGCACGCCTCGCACGCCTCGTCACGAAGGACGTCATCACGGTCGGCCCACGCGACGCGGTCATCCGCTGGGCCTACGCGCGTGACGGCAGGGCCGACCTCCTCGACGGTGACGACCCGTGGCCCGCGCCCCCACCAGCAGACGTGGTGCGGACCGACGACCACCCACCGAAGATCGCCCGGCTCATCACCTGCCCGTGGTGTGCGAGCGTGTGGCTCGCGGGCGGCGTGGTGGTCATGCGGAGGCTGGCTCCTGGCGCATGGCCACGCGTCGCCCGCGTCCTCGCCATGTCGCACGTCGCAGGACTGATCGCCAACCGCGACGGGTAGTCTCCGCGCCGTGCCCGACCATCCGCACTTCCCGGAGATCCACAACCACTACCACTTCCACCATCACGACGCGCCGGGCGCCGACGTCGTCGAAGCGCTCGACGCAATGCGGGCGCAGGTCGAAGCGAACACGCTCGGCCTCTACTCGCTTACGCAATCCATCAACACGTTGGAGGACAACACCGTGGCTGACCTTTCCCGCCTGACGACTGAGGTCTCCGAGAACACGAGCGTGACGCAGTCCGCGATCACGCTCCTCGGGAACCTGGCCGACCTGATCCGACAGAACGCGACCGACGAGGCCGCGCTGAACGACCTCGCTGATTCGCTCGACGCGAACAGCAACGCGCTCGCCGCGGCCGTCGAGGCGAACACGCCCGCGACGCCCGAGCCGGAGCCCACGCCCGAGCCGTAACACCTCGACGTCCGCCATCCCGTCTACTGTGCGGGCGGGATGGCAGGACGCCAGCACGAGACACCACGCCCCGTTCGCACGCGGGCATTCATCGCGTCGGCAACGAAGATCGACCTGAGCCAGCGGAAGATCGCAGCGAAGCAAGGCGCACACCCGCAGCAATGGCAGGCCGACGCGTGGGACGTCTTCGACGAGGTGCCCGAGGTGAAGGAGTCCGTCTGGTACCTCGGCAACCAGATCGCGAAACTGCGGCTGTTCCCCGCGACGATCGTCGAGGGCTCGGTCGTGTCGGCGTTCGACGAGAACAGCGGCGTGCCCGCGAACGTGGCGCAGGCCGCGGCCGACGAGTTGGCCCGCCTGCGCAGTGTGCGTGGTGGCCAGGCCGACATTCTCCGCAAGTTGGAGATGAACCTGGAGGTGCCCGGCGAGTGCTACATCGTGGGCTGGCAGGCACGCGAGGTCGACGTCACCGACGACAACGGCAACGTCGAGCGTGTCACCTTCCCCGAGGACTGGCAGGTCCGCTCGACCGACGAGGTCGAGAACAAGGCGGGCCGCTACTACGTCAAGGACGATCCGACTGACGGGAGCGGCAAGGGCCGCGAGGTCGTGCCCGGCGAGGACACCATCATCCGCGTCTGGCTTGAGCACCCGCGCTACCAGGTGCTGGCCGACTCGCTGATGCGCGCGCTGATCGTCGACGGGCGCACCGTGTCCGCGCTCAGCCAGCAGGTCTACGCCGAGGCACTGTCACGGCACGGCGCGGGCATGGTGCTCCTCCCGATCGAGGCGTCGTTCGGTCCCGACAACGAGACCGAGGACGAGGGCGGCGACGAAGAGAAGCGCGACGTGTTCATGGAGGAGTTCGAGGCGAGCGTCCTCGACCCGATCACCGACAACGCGTCGAGCGCGCAGGTCCAGCCGATGGTCGTGCGGATGATGGCCGAACTGATCGACAAGGTGAAGTTCCTCACGTACGGCCGCACGACCGACCCGCACATCTTCGAACGCATCGAGGGATGCATCGCACGCATCGCGCGTGGCCTGCCGTTGCCGGTCGAGAAGGTGCTCGGCCATATGAACACGACGTTCGCGAACGCGGAGCAGGTCGACGAGGACGAGTTCGAGGACTACCTCGGCCCGCGTGCCGACATCCTCATGGACGCGTTGCTGTTCGCGTACTACCGGCCGCAGCTGATGGAGAACGCGATCACCGCGCCGTACGTCGAGGCGTTGGTCATCGGGTACGACCCGTCGGCGCTGATCGCCCAGCCCGACCCCGGCGATAGCGCGGACTTCGGGTTGGAGAAGGGTCTCGTCTCGGGTGAGGCGTGGCGACGCGAGAAGGGCTGGACCGAGGACGACGCGCCCGACGCCCTCGAGTTGCTGGTCTCGGCTGGCCTGCGTCGAGGCATCCTCACGGCTGACCTCACGCTCGCGCTGCTCAGGCTGATGGCTGACGCACCCGAGATCGAGGTGTCGACGCCTGCGACGGTGGTGCCGCCCGACCCGAACCAGGTGCCACCCGAGGAGACGCCCGCACCCGAGGAGCCCGCTGCCCTGCTCGCCCGCATCCTCGCGCTGATGACGGCAACGGAACCCCAGCCCCTGCCGCCAGGGGAACCGCCAGGGAGCCCCCTAAGCCGCCCTATGTGGGGCGCCCCCCAGGGGCAAGGGGGAGCGTCGGCGGTAGCCCAGGGGTCACCCCAGCGGTTCGCCCTCTCGGCAGCGGCCCGAGTCCGCACCGACGCGGGCAAGAGGCTGGCCGCGCTCGACCGTGACCTCCTCGTCCGACTGACGGTCGCGTCGACCGACGCGATGGAGCGGGCACTGGAGAAGATCGGCAACGTCCTGCGCACGAAGGCCAGCGCGCACCGTGCCATCACCGCAGGGGTGCCTCGACGCGAGGTCGCCTCGGTGCTGGGCCGTACCGTCGTGCGTGCCGCGGCAGGCGACGCGGAGGACCTGTTCGAGGGCGCGTGGGATGACCTGGAGAAGCAGTTCAAGTCGTGGGGCGGCGCGGCGCAGGAGCAAGCACTCGACATCGCCAGCCAGGTGACGAGCGGGCTGTCGACGGCTGAACGCGAAGGCCTCGCTCTCCGGCAGGCCGACCACCTCGACGAGGCGTGGTCGTGGATGAAGCAGTCGCTGTCGGCGCTCGGCGCGGAGCGTCTGTTCAACCCGAACCCGACCGACCCTGGCATCGGTGAGTTCGACCCGAACGCGAAGGTGCCGACCGGTCTCGTGCGCCAGGCCGTGCAACGCGCGGGCGGCTCGACGGGGATCAGCACGAGCGAGGTGCCGAACCAGCCGAACGCGCTCGGCCCTGGCCACTCGTCGTTTGTCGCGTTGACGAACCCGACCGGCGCGCCTGACGGTGGGATCGGGACGGGTGTGCTCGTCAACGAGGTGCTGTCCGATGGTGGCGCGGGCATCGAGGGGTACGTGTGGGTCTACGGTCCCGCGCATCGTGCTCGCCCGTTCGAACCGCACGTGGAGCTCGACGGCATCGAGTTCGTGAACTTCGACGACGACGTACTCGCGAACGGTGACTCGTTCCCCGAGACGGAGTTCTACTTTCCCGGCGATCACGCTGGCTGCATCTGCGACTTCGAACCGGTGATCCTCGCCGCAGTCGACGCAGGTGTCGCGCCCGACGACGCCGGTGACGTGGAGGCCTCGGCGCCGGTCGACGACTTGCTCGCTGAGTTCGGTGACCTACTCGCTGGCCCGCCGACATCGCCCGTGCTCGACGTCGAGGACGACCCGTTTGCCCGCATGGCATCGGACATCCTCGCTGGTCCAGCCGCCTCGCAGACCGCGGTGTACGACGGCCTCGTGGCAGAGGGCCGCTCGGTTGAAGCGTCGCTGGCCGACCACTACGGGCAGATCGCGGCGGACGATCCCGCCGATGCGGTCGTCGACACGTATGTGCGGAACGAGGAGAAGTGGGCGCGGCGGATGGAGTCGCACGGCCGCTTGCAGACCCCGGTCGACGAGCGCGAGTTCGCGGAGATGGACAACCTGCTCGCCAACATGGGTGGACCACCCGAGCCCGTTACCGCGTACCTGCCCTGGGCCGGTGACATCCCCGAGGTCGGCTCGACGATCACGCACCGCTCGTTCGTGGAGCCGATGCTCAACGTCGATGACGCGCTGGCTGTGCGACCGAACGCGATCGTGCAGTATGTGATCCCCGAGGGCGGGCCCGCAGCGTTCGTCGACGAGCGCAGGCTGGTGATGCGTCCGGACTCGACGTGGCGGATGAAGTCGTGGGAGTTGGTCGACACACCGCAAGGGATCAGCGGCGTGCCGTTCATCCGCTACGAGTACGTGGTGCCCGAGACGATCGGTGAGGGCGGCGACCTCGCGGGCCTGCTGCGTGCGTCGAGCGGTAGTGACTTCACCCGTGCGCAGATGGACATGCTCGTCGGGCCGAAGCACACCGGCTCGCTGCCCGACCTCGACCTTGAACTGTCCGGCTTCAAGTCCCAGGCGGACTACACGAAGGCGCTCGCGAACGAGGGCATCAAAGCCCTCGACGTCTTGAACACCGCCGACCTTGAGGAGTGGTACTTCGCACCGCGCTACTCCGAAGTCGACGGCTACGCGCACGCCGACGTCATGCTCTCGAAGCTGTACGCGAACCGAGGCTTCGACGCGCTGCCCACCGTCGTCGAGGCGGGCGAGGCGCAGGGGCTGGCCGACGCGGGATGGCAGGTCGTCTATCGGGGCGTGGACGCGACCGGTGTGCGGACGGGCGACACGGGCGCGCTGTCGCTGCTCGACGACCTGCGCGACGGCCCGTACTTCGCGGGCGAGGGCATCTACGGCAACGGCACCTACACCTCGACGCTGCTCGACGAGGCCAGGGGGTATGCGCGTGCGACGGCCGACGAGTCCGAGGAGTTCGTCGCCACGATCGCGATCGACCCCGACGCGCGGTTCATCGACCATCACTTGCTGCGTGACGTGCAGGAAGAGTTGACGACGATGCTCAATCACTGGGAGGGGTTCGGCTACGACGTGCAACTGGGCACGGCGTCCTCGGGTGAGACACGGGAGATCGGTAAGGAGATCGTGCAGCGAGCGAAGATGCTCAAGCAGGTGGTGAACGACGAGGGGCGGCTCGCGACGGCGATGGGGTACGACGGCATCGACGCGACTTCGACCTACCGTGTGGTGCTCAACCGCGGCGCGACGGCTGTCGAGAAGTACGACGTCGCTCGGTGGGAGCGGTTCCACGGGTCGTCACTCACCGAGCGAGCCCACGCGAACCCGGCCTGGTACTCGGGAGGAGCAACGTGAACGTCGACCTGAGCAGAGAGACGGCACGTGCGTTCAACGTCGTGCCGTTGCGCCCGTTCGAGAAGGCCCTCGTCGTGCAGGTCGTCGAGGCGGTCGACACCCGTGAAGCCCTTCCCCCGTGGGCTCGGGAGTACCTCGACTACGCGGCGAAGCAGCACGAGCGCGTCGACGTGGACGTGAGGTTCACAGCCGACGGCATGGTCACGGCGTAGGCTCCCCGCTCATGCGCCGATGGAAGACCGTCAACAACGGGGGCATCGTCTTCGAGAACGTGCAGACCGGTGACGGTCGTGTGTGGGCTGAGGGCGCATGGCAATGGGAGAAGCCCGAGGACATTCCCGTGCAGTGGTCCCCGACCGACAACGGCTCGCACGAGGACACGCTGACGGTCGGCGTCATCACCGAACTCGCACGCGTCGACAACCGCATCGAGGCATCAGGCACCCTCGACGATCAGAGCCTGGCCGGTGCCGAGGTGGCACGGCTGATGGCACTCGTCCCGCCGCTCGCCTCGGGTGTGAGCGTGGTCTACGACGACGTGACGTTGGAGATCGTCGACACGACTGGCGGCGCGGGGGACGGCGAGGAGGACGTCGTCATCATGGCGTCCGCGTCTCTGCGCCTCGACCATCTCGGCACGCACGTGCTCGACGCGCCACCGCACATCGCCAGGCTCCTCGCCGCGGCAGGTGACCCGAACCCCGACGGTGAAGTGCTGATGCAGGACAGCGCCGACGCGATCATCTATCGCTACACGCGCAGTCGCCTCCGCGCGCTGACGCTCGTCGACGTGCCCGCGTTCATTGATGCTCGCATCGAACTAGGAGAGGAGGTCGTCGAGGAGGGCGCGCCAGTCGAGGCCCCACCTATCGCCGCCTCGGCTGGCGCGTTCCCGCTCGCGCCACCTCGCGACTGGTTCTTCACGCCCGAGCCCGAGGACACGTCAGACGAGTGGGTGCTCCAGCCTGACGGTGTGTCGTGGGCCGTGCCCCTCACGATCCTCGACAGCGGGCAGTTCTACGGGCACGCCTGCTACTTCGGTCAGTGCCATGTCGGGTACCTCGACGACTGCGTGTCGCCCCCGTTGTCGAGCGACGAGTGGTTGGCGAGCGTGCGTGAGACGGACGCGGCAGGCGTGGTGACGGACGGGTTCTTCACCGGGCACACGCTCTGCGCCAGCGGTGACGACGTGCCGACCTCACCCGTTGTCCTCGACGCGGACCATCCCGACCAGTGGCTGTTCGCTCCCGACGCGGTCGACGCGTACGCGCACACCGGCCTCGCGTGGGGCGACTGTCGTGTGACGCAGTCCCCCGTCGGGGTGTGGGTCTGCGGCGCGGTCCGTCCCGACATCTCACCGGAGCAGCTGCGAGTGCTGCGCGCCTCGTCGCTGTCGGGTGACTGGCGTTCGGTGCCTGGCTACAACGGCGCGCAGTTCATTGCCGCGCTGACCGTGTCACGGCCGGGGTTCCCGATCGCCCGTCACGCGCTCGCCGCGTCGGGGATCACCTCGATGCCCTCGGCTCGGCCGTTCGTGCAGTACGACCAGGACGGCGTGATCGTGCGTGCGTCGGCGTTGAACGTGGTCCGCCACCTGTGCCCCGGCTGCGCGGAACGCGAGGCTGGCCTGCTCACCGCCGTGCAAGACGGACGCCTCGACGCGGTGCTCCATGTGCTCGGGCTCCTCGAGCGCAGGACTCGCCACCTCGCGCCTGACGCTCACCGCGCCGCGCTCGCACGGCTCGCTGACGACCAGCAGATGCAGGACTGGCAGTTGGAAGCGTGGCGCGCAGGACGCGCCGACCTCGCGTCGTAGCGGTACATCCGCGCCCCACGCGCGTACCTCGTGTCTAAGATGCTCGGCCAACAGCCAGTCAGGCCGTCGACGTCATAGCCGTCGATGCAAGCCACGCCCTAGTCGCGGCTCCCGCACCACTGCGCTCACCGACCCACCGTGAGACCTGAGGAGCCCGATGAATCTTGCTGAGTTGCTGGCCCTGCTCGTGAACATCGAGTCGATGACCGATGCCGAGTTGGGTGACTACCTTGCCGACCTTCAGTCGGCAGCCTCATCCGAGGAGGATGTGGATCTGGTCGTGCAGGCCGCTGACGCCGCTGACGCTGTGCGGGCCGAGCAGACCGTGCGCACCGAGCGCGCCGAGGCTGAGACCGCGCGCCGCGAGGAAGCCCTCGCCCGCCTGGCCGGTGACCCCGAGGTCGACGAGTCGGACCCCGATCCCGAGGCCGAGCCCGAGACCGATGAGGAGTCGACCGAGGAGGAGGACCCCGAGCACACCGAGGATGTGGAGGCTGAGCAGGTCGAAGCCGAGGAAGTGGCCGAGCCCATCGCAGCGAGCGCCCCGTCGAAGGTGTCGAAGGTCGCGGCTCGTCGGCCCGCGTCGACGCAGCCTCG